TAATTCTTTTTCTAATTCTAAAAGAAAGGTGTTTAGTTCGTCAAAATTAATATCTTCTATTTGATTTTCCCACAACCAAATATCGTTAGTTAATCCTAGTGGACTTTTTCGCAAATCAGTTTTAATTTCTCTGTACATTATTTTAATATTTTAAAATTACCGCTTACAACACATCTTTTGGTATCGTTGTTTTCTGATACCTCATGTGGAATATATGAATCAAAAAAAACAATTTTATTTTTTTCTGGTTTGATTTTTTTTTCAAAATACGAACAGTATGGATGTCCAGGGTTATAAAAAACTGTACTAGAAGATTTTTCAGAACAATCTATATACCAAAAAAAAGAAATGTAATTTGTGTTTTCATGATGTATGTGTATACCATGTTTAGATCCTTCCTCGTATTTTTGACACCATATACTTAATAATTGTAGTTCTTTAAATTTTTTATTTAAATTTTTTCTTAAAAAAATTACAACCCAATCTTTATACAAAGTTAAAAACAAATTTTTGAATTCTTGGTCACTCTTAAGATCGAATGGATCAAAAGATGTAAGCATTTGTTCTTTTTTATAATTTAGTTCGTCTACAAATTCTATTAGTTTTGGATCTGCTTCTAAATAACATTCATAAATATTGCACGTAATTGAAGTTTTATTTATAAACATATTTGAATTTATAATATATAAAAGTATATTAATAAATATTAATCGTAATTATGTAGTCCCCCAGGTCCTGAAGTTTGTTGGGGTGCCGAATAACTTGTAGAAGGTGTTGGTGTTTTTGATGGCATAGATCCTCTCGCTTCATCTTGTTTTGTTGGTTGCATAGACATAGTTTTTGTAGGATATGTAGTAGCACTTCCTTGCGAATCTCTCTTAATATCTCTTTCAATAGCTTTGTTAGCTCTTTTATTTCTTAAAACATTTGCAATACCTTTTACACTGTCCGGTAAAACAGAACTAACGGTTAAATATGCACCGATAGGGTTACTATAATTAAGAGCATTGGCACCTATAACTGAACTAAGTACATTACCTTTAAGACCCTCTAAACCTAATTTTTTTGCTGCATAATCAAGTGCTCTATTTTTAATTACATTACCTGCAACTTCTCTAAAATCAGGTAATTGTTGTGTATCGGGTCCTGGAGTTATTTCCAAACCCATAGGTGTTAAGCTTTGGTTAGCAAAAGAAGGTTGGTAATTTTCAAAACCCGGTTGTGCTTGTACTGCTGCAATACCAAAAGGATCTTGAGCTTGTGCTACGTTGTTAGCATAATCTTGTAAAAATATTTCTTCCATTATCCCCTCATACCATCTGGTTGTATATCTGCTCTAAAAGTTCCAAAACGCCAATTTTGTTCTGTTCCTGTGTTAGCAATTTTTAAACTAGCAAATCTAGCTCTTGCCCTTGTGTCAACCTTTTGTGTTGATCCGGTGACCGTGAATGGTCCAAGTGGAGACGATGCTTCTGTGTCACTTGGAAAATCTCTAAGTAAAATAGTTACTTGAGCATTACCTTCAATGGTTTTAAAATCAGGAACAAATCTTCGCATACTCATAAATACTTGAGCATTTCCTTCTATATTCAAACTAAAATCTCCCGATTCAACAAAAGCAGGTATTGCTGTCTTGTTTCCTGCGGTGTCAACTTGATCAACACCTGTTTCGTGAGCATAATAAGTTGTAGATCCATTTACGTTTGTTATTCCTTGTACATCAGGAAAACTTGGAGTTCCAGTTGAGGCATATTCAGTTGCGTATGGAACGTCATATAAATTAGCATCTACCCAAGTGGTTCTTGATACAGAACCTGTAACCCATGTTCTGTCTGAATAATTAAAACATACGTATCTATCGTTAAAATCAGCTCCAGCTTTAGGGTAATACCAACATATTTCTTCATATAAATGATTTAATCCAGCATAAACTGATTCACCATTTTGATAATTTACACCTAGGTTATCTCCATTTTTTGTTGTAAATACAAAGTCTTCAACTTCACATCTTAGTGATTTAACTGTACCATCGAACGCAAAAAACCCTCCAGACTCTCCCATCCAATACACAACACCATTAACAAATTTCATAGCATGCTGCCCAATACAACCACAATTTGAACCAACTTGTCTTATAGAAAATGTAAAAGGTGGTCCAACAAATTGCATTACGTAAGCTGCATTGTCAGTTAAAATAAAAGTGTAATCTTTACCTTTTATGGCTCCAACAATTTTTGTGCCTGAGTCGAGTCTAAAAGTTCCTGCTGTATTTATAGATGTTGGTGAGTAATCACTAATATTTTCTTGATCAGAAAATCTTATAAACATTTTGTCTTGTGATCCAGGACTTCCAATAGTTGTTTCAGTTCCTAACATTATTAGATGTCTATCTCTATCAGAAACTAAAGACATTACAGATGCGGTAGGTGCATTAGATATTACAGTTGCTCTTGTATTTAAAGCATTTGAATTTGAATTAATTGGATTCCATTCAAAAGATTGTCCGTTTTTAATAGTTGCTATTAATTTTTCACCAAAATTATCTAATGACCATGAAGCTGGATCTGTCGTCAAGGTTGAAGATAAAGATGCAATACCCCATCCTACAAACGCTTCAACACCTGCTCCACTAGAATGAGCAGATCGTGTTCCCGCTACAGCTCTAGTAATTCCCGTAAGATCATTTGTTGAAATACCTGTGTATGAAATAAATTCTGCTCCAACCTTTATTGTCCCTGTCGCTGGAAACCCTGTCGTTGATGCAAGAGTAATTGAAGTTCCTGATCCACCCGTTCCTGCAGTGTCATCTTGTAATAAACCATTCAATGTACTAAATACTTGTTGGCCACCTCCCCACAATCCTGTGCCAAAACCAAAACCATAAGTAAAACCTAAAGCACCTGGTTTAATGTAAGGTGTGACTGTTGCTGATCCAGATCCGTTGACCGTTGTCCCTGCTGCGCTTGCCATAGTTATAGTAAACTCATCACTGTTTGGGACAGTAACTACTTGAAATGGTTTAGTTGTAAAATCTGATGCAGAATACCCTGCTCCTGATGGTGGTGTTACAGAACTAAATAAAAAAATATCTCCTGGTTCTAAAGCATGCGCTGCTTTATTAACGGTAACTGTTGCTGAAGTATTTACAGTATCAAAAGTGCAACTAGTCAAAGCTGTGCCTAAAGGCGTAATATCAAAAAAAGCACCTTCATAATAAATTGCAAGAATCTTATTTGTGCCAATAGCAGCATAACGTCTACCATCTAAATCAGCCCACACGAATTGTTCTCTTGCAGCTCCTACCAAAGTTGATTCAAGAATTTGTTGCCAACCACCTATTTTTTCAGGAAGGCCGTATCTAAATCTTACAAAATCACCATCAGTCCACCTACCTTGGGCACCCGTTTGTGCGACTTGTTTATTAAATCCAGGAACTATATCTACTTTTGTTAAAGGCATGTCATATTATACTATAAGTAAATTAAGACATAAAGGTAGTGCTATTTACTTAGTTGTCTTGAATTCTTCTTCACTTTTGTTTGTTTTTGAGTTTCTAATAGCTTCATCTATGTTTTCATTCCAACTCATCATGACATGAACCATCGAATTTACCACTCCTTTAAAAGCACTTCCGTGTAAATTTAATTTTTTAGTTTTGTTCATGATTTCAATTTCCCTATCATCAAAAATAAAATCAGCACTACCGTCAGGTTGTTGTATTATTTTCATTATTTTCCTCCAAATAATAATCGTTTATCCCTAGCATACTCAGTATGCGGCCCATCTTTATCTACATAATGTAGAAAAGTTTGTATATGATAGTCTCCCTTGTAAGGAGCTCTTTCATGTTCTAAATCAATTCCTAAATACAAAACACCATCTCCATTTTTTAAAAGAAGATCTTTTCCGTCTACTGTAAATGGCCAATCAACTCCATCATTATCTATCTGACAAGAAACACTTACTTCACAAGACATTCTGTCAGTATGTTTTTTTAATTTTGAATCATTAGTGTAACATCTCCAGTAGCTATATGTTGGAATTAATTGCAACCCAGATTCTTTTTGGACTCTACTTATTTTTTTTAACATTAGTGATTCCATTAAATAATCACCATACTTAGCAGTGTCTGATGACTCTGATGCATCTGTCAAATCAAAATCAGAAATATTATGTATATGAAACATCTTAGTATAATTTTTTAAAAGTATTCTTTCGTCTTCACTAAGAAAATTTTTTATTACTTTATATTTGAAATCTTTTTTTAAAGTGCCCATAAAACTACCGAATATCTAACTCCTTTAGTAACAGGAGATACTGAATGAGGAAACATATAATTACTTGGCCACATAATTAATCTTCCAGGTCTGTTTTCGACTTTAAATGACTCGTGTTTTATTTGATCTAAAAAACAAAGTTCTCCACCTTCGTAGTCATTATTTAATAAAAATATTGCACTAATAGTTCTTGGTTCAGTAAGAGAGTGATCAGTATGCCATAAGTAATGACCACTTTCTGTGTATTTTAATATTTGTATGGTTTTGATTTTATCAAAATGAACATGAGGTAATTTTTCCGAATATGTTTTGAAAACTTTACGAAAGGCATATTCTATTAAATTACACCAATGTGTTTTAGTTAAGTTTGAAGGATCTATATTAAGATTTTTTGTTTTAACATCTCTAAATTTTTTAACTACGTTTGGGTCTTTTTCACCCTCAGTTAGTCCAGGTTCCCAATCATCAGCTTTATTTATGTACTCTATTAATTTACCGATTGAACGAACAGGAAGCACATCATCTTGAACGCAAATATAATCTTTAATACTCATGAGAGTATTTGTATATATTATAATTAAGGTAAACGCAAAACATTATAAGCTGATATTCCTTCATCAGCCATAATTTTACTTAAGCTTCCTTCTTTTGGATAGTCTGCAGAATTTGTAGATGGTGTGTGTGACGCTAAAGCATCTCTGTATGCTTGCCAAGTAGCATCCTCATTATTATTTAAATACTGGTTTATTCTACCTACTGCAGCTTCAATTGCTTGTGTTACTTCGCCAGCATTTTTAAATTCAGATTTTCTTGGAGGAACAACTTCTAATGGATCATCAGCAGCGCTTCCTTCAGTAGTTTCTGTTTCTACTACATTACCGTCAACTAATGTGTAACGGTGACTTTCATA